AAATTGTTGATAAGTAACAGCATAATTCTCAATTTCTGAATTATAAGCTATATTTGTCCCACCTGGTGAAGGGTCATACAAATGCAATTTAAACAAACTGCCAAATATTGAAATTACAGTTTTATCTGCCGTTAAAATAGCAACTAAATCTAGTTGTGTAACATTATTAGGATTAAATTCGGGAATTAAAACCGCAAAATCTAGAGGTGTATAATCCAAAATCATCCCAAAAATATCCGCAAAATTTTGCAAAATCATACCGTTTTGTAATTGTACTTTATAACTTGGTATTTCTTCAATATTTGGGACTAAAACACACCTATCTAGCCACCCAACATCAAGCGCAAGTCCACTATTAATTATTTCGTTTAAATTTGGAATAAACGAAATAACAAACTTAGCTAAATCGGGTAGTTGATTGTAGTTTATATTTAATGTATTTAATAAATCATTAACTCCGGTATTCTGTATATTTTGTAAACTAAAACTATCGGAACTTGTAATACTAGTATTACCAATACCTAAACTAGGTAAATCAACAGAAATATTTGAAACTGGTAATTGAGAAAAATATTTTTCAATTTTTTTACAAGAAGCGTTTTGGTATTCAATTGCTAATGCTGGTTGATAAACGCTTAAACCAAAATAAGTTTCATCAAAAACCGCCGGTTGATACAAAGTTGAACATAGTTTTACATAATTATCATATAAAGCGGTACTTTGTTGTACAAATTGTAAACCGCTTGCAGTACCAAACAAAGGAGTAAAACCTAGTTGTAAATTTGTAAAACTTGTTATATCAGAATTAAATGTTGAAATTGCTAAATTATTTAATGAAGAAAGCAAAGTTGTAATAATTGAAGCGTAAGCAATACCATAATTTGTATTTATACCTTCCGGAATTTCAATACTTTCCAATGCCGAAGGTAAAACTGAAGAAACACCGGCGTCAAACATTGATGAAAATGCCGGAAATGTATCCCTTTTTAAAACTTTTTGATATAATTTTTGTTTCATCGATGCAATATTTCTTTTACTTAACACAGTAGCCATAATTACAAATGTGCAGTTAAAAAACAAAAATTCACAATACGCATAATGTATATATATGTCATACACTGTAATAATTGTTGGTAAATATGGAGTTTGTAATTGAAGAAGCAAAAGAAAAAGAATTAATAAAATTTGCAAGGTTGTTAATTGAATTTTATCATTCGCAATCAATACCTCAAGGTAGTGGAGCTGGAAAATATTCCCGTTATTTTTTATATATTGCAAATGAAGAAAACCAAAAATTTATAGTTGCAGTTGCGTGGCTTCACGATAATACGCCTTTTCGTTTTATTGCACAAAATTATAATATTCCATTTGACAGGACATATTTTATTAGAAGAATTACAAAAACGGCACCGGGAGATTACTTAGTTAAATTTTTAATTGATTTAAGTGAAAAACTTAAAAATGACGGGATTGAAGTGTTGTGGACTTTAGGTATGTTAGGCCATTCAAACGCTTTATATAAAAAAGCCGGTTTTCAACAAATTGGAGAAACAAATAGGACAAAACACCCAATATTTATTAAATGGCTAAATAAGGGGTAAGCCATGAATTTTCGACAATCCGGCAAATATTATGAATATAAAACTTTGGAAATATTAGAAAAAGGTGGTTATAAAGTTTTAAGAATACCAGTTTCTGGAACTGGAAAACAAGCACTGCCGGATATTATAGCAACACATAATAACGTAATTTTCGCAATTGAAGTTAAATCTACTTCAAAAAATTATGTTGAAATAGATAAACAACAAATTGAAAAACTATTCAAATTTTGCGAAATGTTTAATTTTTGTGAATGCAAGACTTTAGTTGTTGTTCATTATAAAAAATATAAAAGTGTCATATTTTATAATTTAAAGCAAGATGTCCGAGGTAAAGAGAAAATCAAGTTTAAGTACGGAAATAACAGCTAAACTTTATTTAGCGCTTGATGATTTAACAATGGCGTTAGCCACGTGTAACGATGAAAATGTAAGAAAAAGCGAAGTTTTTCAAAAAGCGTTAGAAGTTGTAAAAATTGTTAAAGAAATGAGAAAATTGCAAGTAAAGGGGGAAAGTGAGAAACCAAATGAGTAAGCTTTAAATTAAAAGGTAAAAATTTTTTGAATTTTACCAGTATCATTTATATTTTTGTTTTGCAGTAATATAAATAATATGAGTACAATATTTGACTTAGGAGCTATTGGTACGTTTTTCTCTGATGAGATATCAGCGTTAGAAAACTTTGCAAATTGGGTAAGTTCAACATTTATAAATTTTATGAACGCAATAACCACAGATATACAAAATACATTTAGTTTTATAGGCCAAGCAATTAGCGATATACCTACTTTTATGCAAAATATTGCAACTGATTTTCTCACAATTTTACAAAATTTTGTCCAAACTGCGATACCAATTATACAAGGTTTTTTAAGTTGGCTTGAACAACAAATTGTAAACGCTTTTCAAGTTTTATCATCAATCGCTTCACAATTTATAAATGATGCTTATGGTTTTTTTCAAAACATTGCAAATGTGTTTTCGCAAATAATTGCAACAGTTGTGCAAGACTTTTTATCCGGCTTTGGTTCAAATATGTTGCGCATAGCGCCGGCAATTTCACAAATTGTACAATTTTTAACTCCTTTTATAGCTCCGATAACAATTGGCAAATTTTTACCTGCAATTTCAGAAAAATTAGCTGAAATTTTACCTGAAATTGAAATTTCTTTGGCACCAATTGGTTTAGGTGGTAGAATCCCAATAAAATTTGGAGAAATTATAAAAGCTTTTGCAGAATCTGGAGTTGATTTTTTAAATGAAGTTAGACAAGAAATACAAGTTACTCTTAAGGAATTTTTAAAAGAACCTTTTGTTGCAGATTTTAAAATAACTGCAAGAGAAATATTTAATAACATAGGTCTTGGAGATTTACCGTTTGCTGATCCACCATTTCGAGAAATTGCGAAATGGGTAGCTGTTAGGTCATTTTCCGAAATTCAAGACCATTTAAGTGAAACAATTTTATTAACTGGTTTCCCCGCTTGGTTTACTAACGCTTATTTAACACCTCCGGCTAATGATTTTGTACCTTTAAACCCTATATTTAAACCCGTCTCAATTCGTGATGTTATTTTAGGTGCACAATTCGGAATTTTGAATTTTGACGCTGTTTCACAATATTCATATAATAATTTAATAACTCCAAGAACTGCACAATTAATGTATAAAAATGAGACGGCACGTTTATTGCAAAAAGCAGTTGAAGAAGGCATTAGACAATTTGTAGTAACACCTTCGCAAGCTTATGAAGAAATTATTAAAAATATTAATTTAGCCGGCAAAGACCTATTTTTAAAAGTTTTTGACCTTGAATACCAATACGCAACACAAAGACTTATAAGGCAATTTTTAAGATCACTTTTAAGTAGGGCATTAACAAATTTTGGAAGGCCTTACATTGATTTAAAGTTTTTACAAACAACAATACAAACTTTATTTAAAAGTTTAGGCTATCCAACACAGGTAGAACAAGTTTTTAATATCATGATTGAAGAATCGCAAATTGTTTATACTAACCAATTGTTATTAACGCAATTACAACAAATTGTGAGATTGGGGATATTTAATGAAAAAGAAATAAAATCAGAATTAAAAGCTAATAATTTTAATGAAAATGTAGCACTAGCAATTTTACAAGGAGAGCTTAAATACATACAATTACAACATTTGCTAAAAGAATTTCAGTTTAAATTACAAAATTATATTATAAGTAGTAGAGACGCAGAAAAAGGATTAAAAAGCTTAGGTTTCGATAATTCAATAATTTCTGAGACAATTTTTGAGTACCAAACTGCACCACTTATAAAATATCAAATTTCGCAAATTGAAAGTTTAGCCAGAAAAGGGTATTTAAGTGTTGACGAAATTAAAAAAGAGCTAAATGCAATAGGTGTTATAAAAGAGTTTGAAGATGTGTTTTTAAATTACCTAAACCAAGAAATTGCCATATCTTCAACTTTAAATATACTAAGACAACAATTAAGAAGCTTTTTAGTTGATCCCAAATTTGTGGAAACAGAATTAAGAAAATTAAAAGTAAATGATTATTTGGTAAATGAAATAATACAAGAAGAATATAATATAAACATTGCAAAACTCCAATTTTCATTAATTGAAAGTATTGCAAAAGTTCTTTATTTCGACCAACAACAATTAAATACAGAACTAGGAAAAATTGTAAAAGATAAAACTGCAATTGACATTTATACACAAAAGTTTTATTTTGAATACATATATCCAAAAATTATAAGTTATTATACACAGTTGGCAAGACACGGCATTTCTGCAAATATTTCAAAATTACCGAAAGATATTGTAGAATATGAAATTAAACCGGCAATTCAAGTTTTTCAATTAACAACAGAATTAGAATATATAAAAACATTATTAAAAGATTTACAAATAACTCCAACTTCTGCAATAAATAGACTTGAAAATTTAGGTATGCAAAAAGATTTAGCTAATTTATTTGTACAAACTTACATACCCACATTTTACAGTTTACACACAATTATTAGTAATATAGTACAAGGAGAACTTTTCAAAGTTGGTAAAATACCAGTAAACTTAGGTAATGCCGAAAATGAATTAAGAAAATTAGGAATTCCAGATAATCAAATAAAAGTGTTGTTGGAACAATACGCTTCAACATTTGGTTTGGAAATTTGGAGAAAATATTTACCTTCACTTTCTAACATTGAAAATGCAATCAAATATAATTATCCGCTTAATCAACTTGTTGAATATTCGTTTATACCATCAGAACTGTTAAATTTACACGTTAATTTATTTCAACAAATTTTTATAGGAGAATATGTACAATCTCTTAAAAATGAATATATCCAACTTTTAGTTTACGGCGTGCAAAATACACAGCTAGAAAGTTTATTAAAGCAATATGGTATTAATGACGTTTTATTAGGTATTTACAAATTATCAGCACAAATTAGAAAATTATTAATGGCTTACCAAGAACTTTACATTACACCTTCAAAAGCTTTAACAATAAGTGAATATGTATCAAATCCAACACAGTTATTGCAAAAAGTATTTAGTGAATTTCAAGTTCCTAGTGATTTACAAAATACTTATCTCGAGTATGCAATAAATAGAAGAGTTAGAACTTACATAAACGAAATAATCTCGACAATCAGTTTATTATTTGAAAAACAGAAAATTGACTTGAATACTGCACAATCATACTTACAACAACTCAAGAAATATGGTTTGACTGATGAAGAAGTACAATTAATAATATTAAATTGGCAATTACGCTCAGCTTACTAAATAAATATGAAAAGGAAGACAACAGTACTGTGCTATATACATAATATTATAAATGAGGTGAGTACAGTTTTTTACGTCAACTCACATAATATAACATATGGCTTTACCATACACTGTTAATTATAAATTGCCCTTAGAATATTTAACTTTGCAAGAGTGGAATAACTTCATACAAAATTTATTATTTTTAAATCAATATGGCTCAGCTCAATTGTTACAATATTTCCAAAACGGTAGTTTTCAAAATTTAAATGAAGTAATTGCAAAGTATTTAAGTGTTGCAAGTTTGAAAATAAACGGTTATAACGCTTTACATAACTTGTCAGAACCACAAGCGTATACTTTTGGCACGGGAAACCAACAACCGTTTCAAAACATGGCAAACAGACCGTTTTTTGGATTAGAAACTATAACACCGCCAACTCTAAACTTTCAAGTACAATTACAACCGTTGGCTAAACAATTGCAATTATTAATTCCAAATTTAATAAGTAAAATTACCGTACCAAACTATGTAGCAGGCACTCAATTTCAATTTTCCGGTTCTGCGACTGTACAAAATTTAATACAAAATTATTTTGACCCTTCATATTTACAAACTTGGAGAGAAATAATAATTCAAAATTTAGGCAATAACGCAGTGCAAATAAACAATGCAATATATTTAATGCCTAAACAATGTTTAAAAATAACTGCGAGTTCTCCATCAGAAATACAATTAACTGCACAAAGTCCGACACTTTTAAGCGAAACAATTGGTTTTATTGGGACTCCAATATCTACTTATGTAATTACAATAACAAATAATCAGCCAAACCCAACACCTTCACCGTTTCAACAATTGCTAATTCTAAATTTATCAACTCTTTTATCAAGTGCAAGTCAGCTTTTAAACTTGCAATTTTGTTTAGACCCTCAATGTAATACTCCATTATATGCTTGGATTGAACAAAATAATTTAACTAATGCTTATATTTGGGTAAAAATCCCAACTTCAATTCCAGCAAATGGTTCATTAACTATTTATATGTTTATACAAAATTCAATTCAATACCCTTACACTGGAATGGCCCCATATTTATCTTCTACATATGCACAATATGATAATGGAGGAAATGTATTTAATTTTTATGATAATTTTAAAGGGACTACATTAAACCCGGCATGGACAGTCCCTTCAGGTTTTAGTTACCAAGTAAATAACGGTTTTATCGCTGAACCTTCCAGCGGTTCTGCTCCTTCTGCATATAATTTAAATGTTCAAGAAACATCATCGATAATAGCAGAATGGGCTTTAAATATGTCATCTACCACATATTCTAGAAATTATACATATTTTCAGCTAAATAGGTATACAGGATACTCAAACATGCATATGTTAGGCGTATCAGGGTCTGATACACTTTTTAATAATAATACAAAAATTAATACTGTTTCTATTTCTTCGTCAGGAATACAAATTTTTGGAGTACGGAATGGTGGGACAACAGTAACATGGTATTATGAAGGTAATTCGTATACTAATAATTCTGTAACTGCAGAAACTGATTATCTTGCACTTGGATGGGCTTATAACGCACAAAGTTACAATTTTCCTACAATATATTGGGTTAGGACTAGAGCTTATCCTCCAAATGGAGTAATGCCTTCAAATTCTCAACCGCAACAAACTATAGTATTTGTAGGTTAATAAAACAATGACCATCGCGACTACTACTCAATGCACTGATGTTTACCAAATTGCTAATTTGTTATCTCCACCAAGTAAATATTCAATAATTTCTTCTTCACTATGGAATGAAATTGTACAAGATTTATATTTAACATATAGCGTATTTCAATATATTAATTTTTTATCAGCATTTCCATATACAGATTATATATTTCCTGCAATTCAACAATTTAATAATTTTCCGCAAAATTTTACGCCTTATACTTTTACCCCTTTACTTAATGCCCAAACGGGTACACCGCTTAACGCTGATGATTTTAACAACTTAATAAACGCAATTATAGAATTAGCAAATATGGCTAATATACAATTACAAACAAAATTAAATTATGTACAACCGAACGAAATTGTTAAAGCTTCGCAATTTGCAAATGTAATTTATGCAGTAAATCAATTATTAACTTTTAATTATAATACTTATTTTATTTTAAGTTGTTCAGGTGCCGAATTTATTAACCTACTAAGCACGCAAACTGCATTTTTAAATGTATTAATATACAACTTAAGCAATAACCTATCAGTTTCAAACAATACTTATATAAAAAATTTACTTTTAAATTCTTTGAGTCAAAACATTTATAACTATGGAATAATTGATAAATTAGTAATTGTATCAAGTAATGGAAACATTTATCTTTATAATGATGCATTTATTAACTCTTTAACCATAAATAATAATATTCAAAATATTTATGTAAATGATAGTTCTTCAATTGAAACATTATCAATTTCATACAATACTGGTAAAATTTACCTTAATGGAAATGCATTTATTAATACTTTAACCATAAATACCCAAAATGGTTATATTTATGTAAATGATAATTCCGTAATAAATAATTTAATTTGTAATACAAATGTAGGAGCAGTTATTATAGCACCTACTGCAGTAGTTATAAATAACCAGTGCACTTAATTATAATTTACAAAATACAAATTCTCTATTATCATCAGTTATGAAAGTCAAAATTGTACCGTAAAGTTTTTTCATCAATTCAAATCTATTCTCAGTCCAGTCATGAATAGCAATACAATATTGTTTATATTTCTGCAATTCTTCAAATCTCAAATTTTTTTCACATCCTTCACAATCCATAATAAAAATGTCAGTATTCGGATACTCTTTACCAGTCCATTCCCCATTTATCTCAACTTTTTCACAAATTTGAAATTCTTTGCAAACTTTTTCTTTAAACCTCTTGTTTAACTCACCACTTTTTTCAAAACCAATTACTTTTTTAGCGTCTTTCAAAAGAAAATACAAAGCAGAACTTCCGCAATCATTTCCAATTATTGTAATTGTTTTATCTTTAACATCTAATTTTCCATATGCTAAATTAAATTCATACCAATAACAACATCCTAATTTACAAAAATAATCGTTATAATTCATGAACTTATTACCTCAAACAAAGCGTAAACTGTAGTAGGGCCTGTGGCCCAAGCGTAAACGTTTGCCGGGTTATTTACATGTATCTCTAAACTATCATTTGGCAAAATCGGAAAGTTATTATAAATGTTGTTACCAATGTAAACTATATAATTACTTAAGTTTTGTAAAATTATTCTTGCAGTTTGCAATGCCGAACCGGAATAAAGCGGGTTAGGTGTAGTACCAACATTAAGTTGTAAACCTTGTATAGTAGGAGGTGCTAAATATAACGTAAGCTGGTTTATTGTATTTGCCAAACCGACAGTTGCTAAATAAATATAAAAAAGTGAATAAGCTAAATAATTAGAAACAGCATAAACTGCATTTTGCAAAGGAATTCCTAATTGTTGAGATACAGAATTTATTAAATTGTAAAATGACGCATAAAAATTTTGTAAATCTTGTTGTACTACGTTTGAAATTTCTTGCGGTAAATTAACAAGCGAATTATAAAGTTGTTCATTACTGTACAAAATTGCGTTTATTTGGTCATTAGCAGTTGAAATAAAACCAGCAATATAAATAGGATCAAGTTCAGTTATTACAGGCTGGCCAGCAACATAAACATCATTATAAAAATAACCGGCATCGGCAATTATCCAATTCGGGATTACCAAATTCCCATTTTGGAGAATTGATGTTACTGCATTTCCGCCGGTTTGATATAATTGGTTTAATAACAAAACGGCAGTATTCCACATACTTGATGTCAAACGCTGGAATGGTGAAGCCAACAAATCCGAAATTGATGTATAAGTTACACTCACAATTATTATTTTCTTACTTGGCAAAAATAAACATGCACAGCACATATATTATATTATGTATATGTGCTGTAACACTTGTTGTAAATTAGTCCCGTAAAAATTGTTATTTGTCATAAATTACAAATATAATTTGGTAACAAGAAAATGAGTAAAACAATTTATTATGTACATCCTATGCACCACGATGTTTCATTTAAATTTGTAGCAAAAGAACATATAAAAATGTTAAAAGAAAAATATACAGTTTATGAAATACCAATTTTATCTTTTTACCAATTTACACCTTTTAAATTTCCAATTTCCATAATTCATCCATTTTTTTACAGTATGTGGTATTGGGGAAAAATTGAATTTTCATTCTTTGAAACTTACAGAACTAAAGTAAGTGCCGTTTTAGGTGTAGAAGTTGCAGATACTAATAAAATTGCCGAAAAATACATCAATTATGCAAATAATTACGCCGATGCAATAATATTAAATTCGCAGTGGTCAATTAACGCATTTATAAACTCCGGCTTAAAAATACCAGCTTATAAAGTCGTACATAATTTTAACCCAAAATTATTAGCAAATGATAAAGAATTAGAAATAGATAAACACGTTTCTTATATTGAAAAAATAAAAAATGAAAAGAAAATCAAATTAATATTTATTTCATTATGGCACTCGGATTTTAGAAAAGGAACCGATATTTTTCATGAAATAGCAAAAAAACTACAAAAAGAAAGAGATGATATTTACTTTTTAGTTAAAAGCGGTATGCCAAAAAATGATTTTAATGATTTAAAAATGTTTAATGTAACAGGAGTAGTAAGTTTTGATAATATAGTTAAAATGTACAGAATTTCGGATTTATATTTATTAACTTCAAGAGGCGGGAGTTTTGAATTAAACGGTTTAGAAGCGTTTATTTCAAAAATTCCCGCAATTGCGACAAAAGGCGGGGCGTGGGAAGAATATTACCCATCTCAATTAAAAGATTTACTAGTTGATCCTTGCAATTCTCCAACAGTTTTGCCGGGTAACCCAATACATGTAGGCCAGGGCGTGGAAATGTGTATTGATAAAGCAGTAAACAAAATTTTGAAAGTTTTAGATAATTATGATAATTACAAAGCTAAAATTGAAGAAAATCATAGTTTTTGGCTAGAAAATTTTAGTTACCAAAATGTGAAAAAACAACTAATAAATGTAGTTGAGAAATACATAAAATAAAACCAAAATAAACATAAAAAAAATATTTAAAATAGATTATGAAGAACTATAAACGTAAGTAAAACCAGTTAGCACTTTTATAAGTTTTAACTCATACCCAATTTTTTCGATTTCTTCAATTGTTTTTAGGACTTGCCCTTCTGCCAACCGCTGTTTTAAAGTAAATACTATAGCCTCATCACCTTCATCAAAATAAACTTGTATTCTGTTTACTGGAACTTCTACACCTAGCAACATGCTTAGTAATTTAGCAGTAACATCATGTCCAATTGCAGATATAAATTTTTGGTTTTGTACCAATTTTTTAGTATCATCAAGCGATATATTTCTTATAGCAACTACAATATTCTTTTTTGTAGGTATTATTGGCGAATTTAATAAATATAAATTACCCATTTTAAATCACCAACATTCTTGCATATAACTTAAAACTCTTTTTTCTGAAATTCCTAGCAATTTCGCTATTTCTGACAAAGTATAACCTTGTACTGCAAGTTCATGCACTAGCTTAACAAAATCTTCTTTGTTTTGTATTACATATGTTTTGTTTCCAACTTGTACCTCTTTTTTCATTTTGTCTATCCCATTATAAAATAAGAAATATGACATATTTATACTATACTCCACAAAGCTATATTCCTAATATCATATATACAACTCGGCATTCTTTTACTTTATTTGATTATAATCAAAGTAATGAAATAAATTATAGATGAAAAACAAATAAAATTAGAACTTATAATTATAATCACAATAATGCAATAAATTATTGACAAAAAAATAGAAAAAAAGAAAATAATTAGAAATAAGAAAGAATATAAAAATACCAAAACTAATAACAAGAAAAGAAAACAAAAAAGAAAAAATATTTAACTTAAATTAAAAAATTATTGAATTAAATATACTCGCTTTTTCATCCTTCCCGTTTCAGGGTTAATTTCCGTTTTTACGGAAATTAAACCCCTTTGTTGCAGTTTCTTTAACCTCGCTAACATATAATATTGATATTTTGATGCCCAAGCAAAATGAGATATTATATCTTCTTGCCATAATGAACCACCATTCTCAGCCAAAAGCTGGAGAATGGCTTTTTGCTTCTTACCCAATTTTTTCACGTTTATTTGTTTTTTCTCTCCTTCCATTTCCCTTTACCTCACTCTATATATCTCACTCCTCACTTTTAAATTTTTCTGTAAACTTATACACACAAATTTTTACCTTTACTACCTTTCTCCGTTTTTTAACCT